ATGCTTCTTTCCTAGGGATATGCAATGGATGAGAATCTTCAAAGGTAACAAACCCCTCTGGTAATCTTAATTTTGGATAAAAAATATCATTAACCTTTAAGTTCTCAGGTTTAACCAAATCATATAATCTCTTTTGCTTCTTTGTGCCAAATACATCAAATAACTTGCCAAGTGGACCATGTGTCTTTTCAGAATCATCACCACAGCTCCAACAATGATATAAATGTTTTAATAGTGATACTTCAAGATTGCCTTTATTCTCCCCTTCATCGCAAAGGGGGCAATTATATGTGTATTGGTGTTTTGTGGTAAATGATTTGACTGGTTCACCAATCACATCACTTATCAAACCCAATATAACTTCTATTTCTTTATCTTGATTCTCCATTTCGCAAATATATGTAAGAATTTGCGAATTACCAAATGTTTTTCATCTTCATATATCCAAGGACTGCTGTATAAGCATCAGTTTGGTCAAAATTTTCTTTTTTCAAATTTCCCTTCTTGTCGTAATGCCAAGTGATTTGGGGTTCTTTCACTGCAACCAAATCCAATATTAATTTTTTCTTATCCATTGATTTGTCCAACCCCCCAAACAAAACTTCTTTACCGTTTTTATTCTTTTGAGTTAATTCTGGATAAGCAAACTTTCTTGCATTGTATGTTGAAATAAATTCTGGCATAATATTCAATACATCAAAAACTTCTTTACAAACTAATGTATTAAACCTCATTAATATACCAACAGTATTTACATTGTTTGAAGTTAATAATGGTTCTTCTATAATTACTTTTGTTATTCCAAGATTTTTATAATCTTCCAATTTTAATTTGAATAAAGTTGACTTAACAATAAGTTCTTCTATCTTTGAATTCATTTCTGATTTTGGAATTGGCGACAAATGTGTTAATTCCAATAATTTTTCAGAATTAGTATCAAACAAAGCAATTCCAATTGTCTTTGTTGACACATCAAGTCCCAATACTTTGGGCGAATTAATATCTATTTTATTTACCATTAAAAATCTAAACTTATGTTAAATTGTTGATCCCCCAAAACTCTCTCAATAGGTGAACTTAATTTTGATATAACCATAAGTTCTTTGTTGGAATTGTAAAGTCCAATTTCAGTAATATACTTATTCTTACCAGTTACATAAGTTGGATTTGTTGTTGTTGAAAATTGTGTTATAACAAGATTAACAGCATATTTCATTTCATATATTGTTGCCACAATTCCAGTTTGAATGTTTCCATAAAAATAATATTCATCCCCAAAATTTAACTTTGTTGGTTGACTATTTAAAGGAACATCAATGAATTTTGCCAAATCATATATTGTTGCAGCTGTGTAATTTGATTCTGTAATAACAAATGTTGTTTTAGTTAAACCTGATTCTGGGATATATCCATTTATTTTTGTTGAAGCAATCTGGCTTGTAAAATCAATTATTCTCCATTGGTTTGGTTCTGGCAAACTATTTGTATTTGTTCTTTGTGCCAAAATTTTAATTTCATTTGCTGAAAAACCTGACAAACTATTATTTGTATATAAAAATGGAAATTCTTCCCCAAATTTAACCGCAACATTCTGAGCTGTTATTGTACAACCAGTATCAGGACCAACAATATTTTGATAATAATTGCAATGTAATGAATTTGTAAACCCTGTTGAATCCAAACGATATGTAACCCATAAAGTTTTTCCATCCCCAGTCAAAACACCAATATCATTTGATGTATCTGTATCAAATAAATTTGGTGTTATTAAACTAACTTCTGGTGCAGGTAATGTCCAATTCCTATTTGATTTATATGACAATGCCGCAACCAATTCATCATCATCAATAACCACAATTTTACTATCAGGAAAAACCCTTCCTACTCTATTTAACTCATTTTTTGAATTTTCATTTGTATCCCATAAATTAAAGAAACGAATGCCCGGCTGATTCATATCAGAATTCTTTGTTGATTTGATATAATATGGAATAGATTTACCTGGTTCATTTGGGGGATCAATATAAAAACTTTGCCCAATACTTGAACCATCAGACTTATGCCACATCAATGTTGGAATTGTTAATTTAAATTTTCTTGCCAAATCATTAGTATCCTTTGGGTCAGCAACATCAAATGGCATTGTTGCAAATTTTTCCCCATAAACATTATCAATAGATTGATTTGTATAATGAATTACTGCAACTGCTTTTTGATTTTTTGATTCAACAATAATTTTATTCAATCTTGAATCATAATAATAAACTGCACCATTATCACTTGATAATGTTTGCCCAGAATTTGAATACAAATATTCTTTTGTTCCCAAATATGATTGTGATCCATATTTTGTATAATCCTCATAAGTATCCCCTGTTATTCCTGCCACAGTTTGCGACCAAGGAATATTCATATTCCAAACTCTTGTATCTACTGTTGCTGATGTATCACAAATCGTTTCATAATTAAAAACATCATTTGACCAATTTGGCATTGGTGTAACACTATCATATAACGCAGTCATCCCTGATGGATAAATTAAACATCTTGCTATCTCACCTCCACTTGTCTTTGCTGAATATATTGGTAGGTTTCTATCCAATCCAACAATATAATTACTACCACTTATTGTTGATGCACTAATCTTATAAGTCAATATTGGAAAAGAATTTCTTATGCTACCACAATCCCCAACACCATCTAAAATAATGGTAAGAAAATCACCAACTTTTGGAACACCAGTTGTTGCTGAACATGTATTTGCTGATAACAATAAACTTGTTTGACCAGTTATTGTTGGCATACTTGCAATATAATTTGATGAAACCGTATATGCTGATGTTGTCTGGGCTGAATATGTTGTAACTCCACTAACAAAAAATCCCTTATCTGTTGCCAAATTATAAAATTCCTTTATTGTTGACTCATTAAATGGAATTCCATATGTTGTACCAATTGCACCATTTAGAAAGTAGGGATATTTTACATTTTGTTTGTTAACATTATACCCACCAGCATTATCATTATGCTCGCAAAAAGCTGGCATTAATACATTATTATTTGTAATATTATCTCCAATATAATCAATCTCACTATCTCCAACTTGGAAATAAGAAATATTGAACAACCCCTTTGATATTGCCTTCCTACCAACATCAGTTATTCTTGTAATTATTTTTCCAGATGTATTTTTTAAAATATAACTCATTATCTTTTATATATAATTATTTAATATGTGAATTTATTCCAACATAATTTTGAGAATTAAATATTATCTCACAACATCTGCAAGTATTTATCTTGGCTGAATCAATTCTTATTGTATTTTTTTGTTCCACCTTTGTTGAGCAACCATTTGAATCCACTTGATAACCATTATTATTTATAATGGATGTTGTTGTCCCTGTTAATGTATCTCCACTAATTATTGTTGTTGAATAAGTTAATGCTGAATATGTGGTATTAATCAAATTTGGCGAACAATATGGTCTGTTTGTTGCCAATGAATTTGATATTATGTTTGGAGTTAACAAAGAATTATTTTTATAAACTGAAATAATATTGTTTGTACTTGCTGAACCTGGTTGGTATAATGAAGTTTCAAGATTTGCATTCATTGTTAATGTTAATACATGTCCAGCCTTTAACTCTGGATTAATATTTAATTTCCATGTTGTTTGAATTGTATCATCTGATATAAATTGCTCTGAAATATTTGATAAATTAATTTCATATCTTGATAATTCATTTTCTGAAGAAACATTTGAAACAATTGAAGCTACACCACCTGTTTGACCTGAAACATATAAATTATATTGGCCTTCACAAATACCCTTAAAAATTGGTGAACTTGAATATGTTTGACCATTATTTATTGAATATACATAAGGCTTAATGCCCCCTAAAGATGATGCCACAATAACACCATCACAATTTCCAACACAACTATTGTTTGTTATTTTTGACCTTAATAAAATGGGTGAATATCCATCACATTCACCATATGTAACCAAAACATCATTCTTTGGTGCAACACCCCTTATTTTCCAATCACTTGTTGGTATATCACTTGAATTTACACTTCTTAATGCTGTATTTGTAACTCCTGTCCAATTTAAAACTTCCCAATATTTATTACTTAAATTCCAAATTATTGTCATTGAACTTCCTGTTGAATGCCAATAATTTTTGCCATTTGTTATTCCACTATATTGAAAATTATATGGACCTATAATATCATTCTCAAAATAAACATTCAAACACAAATCATTAATTGCCATATATTAATCTTTTTTTAATCTAACAGAATAAAATGAATTCAACCCAACATTTTCAATATAACTCATTGATAATTCATTATATGAAAACAATCCAATATAATTTTTATTTGCAAAACCAGTATTGGTAGTTGTCCAATAATATCCATTAATTTTATTATTTATGAAATTATTATTTATCAAACCACCACCACCAACCAATGAGAAATTATATAAGTCTTCTGCACCCAAATTTGGTTCAAACCATAAATTGCGTTCTTTTAATTTACCACCACCACTCACACCATTAATTTCTGATGCCAAAAATATATTATCCCACTCAGTTTTTGTTGGTATATGGTATCCATTTGGTGCCAAATTTCTTGCATCTGTAATAGCAGCATAATTATATAGATAACCATAAATATCCCCAAGCCCTGAATTGAAATTATAATAGGTATATGCTGGTCCTGAAATATTATTTAAGTCTGTTGTTGATGCAACAAATGGTATATCTGTCCCATCTCTAAATGTTGTTACTTTCAAATTTTCTATTGCCCAAGTACCACCAGATGCTGTAACAATATCTAAACATTTTGTTCTCCCTGTAACAACACCTAAATCACTAATTGAATGGCAAAAATTATTATATTTTAATTTCCTATAACTTGTATCCCCTGATGGCCAAATATTAATTCCAGCCTCACATTTTGATTTTGAATCTGCACTACTTGACCCCCTATATAATGTACTATTTAATTCACCAAATGTATTACCTCTTGCATATACAAAAAAGGTAAGACTTAATGTGCTTGATGAACATATATAATCACAAGTTGTGTTACCAGTATCATTTAAAAAATTACGAAACGGGAAAAATCTTGTACAATAAGTTGGTTCAACTGGATCCTCAATAATTTTTGTTAAACTAATGCTCTGACCAGAATCTGGATTATTAACCAATATAATATAATCTCCAGATGCCAGACCTGTTAATATATTTCCTGTATTTAATTTACCATTAACATTTATAATATACCCACCTAACCCACCTGATACTAATATTTCAAGCGACCCATCCTTTCTACCAATACCAGATGTTTTTTTAACATTCACATCAACGCTTAATGGGTATATTGTAATAATATCTTCTGCCATATATAATATATTTAACTCAAATTATTTAAACAATTCACACAATCAATGAATGTTCCCCCATTTGTATCAAAATAATTTCCCGTATATGTGAAATAATTTATATTACCAACTGGAGTATATGATTTATCAAATGCACCCAAATATGTCCAACAATTATTATCAGAATCCTTAATAACAAAACCAATAGGAATACCAATTCCAATATTCTGAATTAATTGTGAATTAATTGTATTTCCATCCAAAGGAATGCAACTCTCAAATACATGTAAAAGATTTGATGTTGGAGATGGTGTTAATGTAATACTTGGTGTAATTGTTACGCTTGGGGTCATTGTCATAGTTGGTGTTGGTGTTGGTGTTATTGCACAACTTGAACACGTTGTTCCAGTATAAACATTCAATATTGTTTGAATGCTAATATTTGAACTACCAGTAGATTCATTCCTATCATATGTGAAGCACCTCTGGACACCATTGTTTGATGTTCTGATAATGTCCCCCACTTTAATTGGAACCCCACTTAAAATCAAATCTTGTGTTGTATACACTTCCTCATTTGTATTACAATCAACCAATACCCTAACACCTTTAAAACTAAACACTCTACTCATCATCTCATAATTCAAACTTCCACCAATCAATCTATCATTTGTTGCTGTTACAGAAGGGGTCATTGATGGGGTAGAACTTGGATATGCATAAGTATATGCTGACATCCCCACATTAACTGCCAATCCCCCAGTTGAAGATGGTGTTATTGTCATTGTTGGGGTTATAGTTGGAGTTGGGGTAATAGTTGGGGTTGGAGTTGTTGAAGCAGATAACTCACAATTAAAATATGCAGAAAAATCAACAATATCACAAGATGCTGGGCTTGGGGTTGGTGTTGGACAATTTCCACTAAACACAATACCCTCATATAAATCAGGATTAAGTTCCCCATAACAAGGTGATTTACCAGTTAATAAACAAGAACCACCCAAAGAACCACTTAAACACCATTGTTCCAAATCTGTATTAAAATAAATGACACCACTTGTTTCACCAGTATAATAAACATAATCATCATATAAAACATCAGCAACAGAAAAATTACCAACATTTGTACCCAAAATAGAATAAGTTGGCGATACACAAAAATCTTGTATGGCATCACCTGGGGATACACCGGGGTTAAAAGGCACTTGGAATACCTCAACCACTTCTGGCTCAACAACCTCTTCAACTTCCTCAATTATTTCATGCACAAAAACCTCTTGAATTTCCTCAATTACTTCAGGTTCAACAATCTCTTCAACTTCCTCAATTATTTTATACACAAAAATCTCTTGAACTTCCTCAATCACTTCTGGCTCAACAACCTCTTGAACTTCCTCAACCACTTCTGGTTCAATAATCTCTTCAACCTCCTCAATTATTTTATGCACAAAAACCTCTTGAATTTCCTCAATCACTTCTGGACACTGCCTCTGTTGAACAAATAATGTACCATCTGAATCAAACAAATCACCAATTTCAGCATATTCAATAACACTTGCAAATCCACTAAAATAAATGCCATCTATACTAAAAACATCCCCTACATTTGGATTTACAGCCTTCAAATTAAATCTAAACTTATAATCCCCCGCACAATCTTTGAATAAAGTTACCCCCATATTAAATTAGTTGTTTGAAACATTTACCACACTTGTTATTAATCTATTATTATTATCAATAATCTTAACAAGGTATTGGATATTATTATCTATTGGTTTTGGTAAATCAAAAGAATATGTGGTTCCAGAAATGGTATTTATATAAATACAATCATTTATAGATGGTTGACAAATATAAATATCATAAGGGCTTTGCCCAGTTATACCAAAAATGTTAACACTTATATTTGTCATGTAAAATAGTATTTAAGATATAAATATTAAGTAATGTATAATATCCATATAAAAATATAAATTAAAATTAATAATTTTACATATTAAAATATTGATTTGTATGAAAATTATATTATTTTAAAAATAAAAAAATAAAAAAATGAAAGAAAAATTATTATTTGTAACACCGCATTTATCAACTGGGGGTTTACCGCAATATCTTCTCAAACAAATTGAAGAATTTCTTCCTGTATATAATATTTATGTCATTGAAATAGCAAATGTAAGCGGTGATTATGTTGTACAAAAGAATAAGATTAAAGAACTTGTAAATGTTATTACACTTGGGGATGATAAATCTGAAATATTAACACACATAAATAACATTAGTCCTGACATTATTCATTTTCAAGAAGTACCTGAATTCAATTTGTCAGATGATATCCTTTTCAAGATATTTCAACGTGACCAAGGTTATAAGATATTTGTCACCACACATGGATCATGGACAAATCCAAATGATATAAAATTTCATCCAGATAAATATATCTTAGTATCAGAATGGAGCAAGAAGCAATTTGTAAAAACAGGAGTTCCATTAACCATATGGGAATACCACATTCCAAAGAAAATACCAAAGAAAAAGCAAAAACAAGAACTCCTTGGATTTGACCCCTCTTATAAACATGTCCTACATGTTGGATTATTTACACAAGGTAAAAACCAAAAGGAAATAATTGAAGTCGCTAGATTGTGCCAAGATGAGAAAATAATATTTCATTTTGTTGGAAATATGGCTGGAAACTTCTATGAATATTGGAAACCAATATTGGATGATTTACCAAAGAATTGCGTTATACACGGGGAACAAGAAAACCCATTGAATTATTATGAAGCGTCTGATTTATTCTATTTCCCATCAATATATGAATTGAATCCCTTATCATTAAAAGAAGCATCATCCTTTGGTCTTAAAATTATAACAAAAAACTTACATACATATGAAAATTATTATGATAATAAGGCAGTATATTCCACAGATAACCCAGAAGAGAATAAGAAATTATTAATCAATCTATTGAATGAAGATAAAAAAAGAAATGAAGATGAAGTAACCATTGTATTGGCTCACACAAATAACTTATTTAGAAAAAATATGCTAAAAAGATGTTTGTCAACCATCAATACAGAAATCATATTATCATGCAATAAACCAGTTGATGAAGAAACCCAATCATTATGTGATTATGTATTATATTCAAAAGATAATCAATTATTGGATAAAGATGAATATGAAGAACATAATGTTATATTTGAATATTGGAAGATAAATGCAAAAGGGGAAAAAACAAGTACTTCAATGCCTTTTGAACATAGTTTTGGAGTTTATAACTTAATAAAGCAGGGTGTCAACTTTGCAGATAAATTAAACAAAAAGAAAATACATATTGTAAATTATGATACATTAATATATTCTGACACATTAAATGATAATTATAAACAGCTTAATTCAAAGGATTTAATTTTATATTACAATAATAACATAGATAAAAATGATGGATATAAAACCAATTTCTTTTCTGGCAACATAACCCCATTATTGGAGTTATTTAACTATTACAAAACAAAATTAATATTTTATATCAACTTCAAGAAGTTTGAGGAAAAAATGTATGATTTAATCAAAGATTATAAGTTTAATGTTGTTGAAAAATGCTTAACTGATAAAGTAACAACAGACTTGGAAGGTGTTCATAACCAATTTTCAAGTTTTGACATATATGAATTAAAAACAACTGATATTGAACCAAATATTAATATTAATTTTATTGATGGTCCATTTGTTGAAATAACTGGTGGTCCAAACATAAGATATGATATTACATTCAAAAATAAAAAAACAAACAAAATTGAATACAAATCAAATATTGGGAGAAACAATTGGACAAAATCATCCATAAAATATTTTGTTGATTGGGAAATCACTGTTAGCAACCAAAAAGGGAAACATGTCTTTAATATGGATTTAACCAATAAAAGGGTTTATATTGCCATTGATTCAAAATCTCTTGGTGATTCCGTTGCATGGATGCCTTACATTGATGAATTCTCAAAAAAACATAATTGCAAGGTTGTTGCATCAACCTTCTGGAATAACTTCTTTGAAAAAACATATCCAAACATTGAGTTCATTATACCTGGTCAAGTTGCCCAAAATATACATGCAAAATATACCCTTGGTTGGTTCTATAATAATCAAATGGAACCAATATTACCAAATATAATACCATTACAAATGACAGCAACAAATATCCTTGGCCTAGATTATACCGAAATAAAACCAACCATTGATTTCATACCAAAGAAAAGACCCATAAAAGAAAAATACATAACAATTGCAACCCACTCCACATCAGCCTTAAAATTCTGGCTATACCCAAATGGATGGGATGAACTAACAGAATTTTTAAATAGCAAAGGATATACCGTTATAAACATTTCAAAAGAAGGAAATAATATCAAAAATGCCATAACTCCAAACAATTATGACATAAATAACATTATGAATTATATTCACCATTCTGAAATATTCATTGGTCTGGGAAGTGGCTTGAGTTGGTTAAGTTGGGCAATTAATAAACATGTGGTTATGATTAACAATTTCACTGATTTAAATCATGAATTCACAACAAATACAACAAGAATATATAATCATAATGTATGCAACTCTTGTTGGACAAACCCAAACTTCAAATTTGATAAAGGAGATTGGAACTGGTGCCCAATACATAAAGGAACATCCAGACAACACGAATGCCAAAAAAGTATAACACCCGAAGATGTTATACTTAATTTGAAACAGCATACAAATTTAAATATTTGATATAACAAAATCCATATCAAACATTTCATCCAATGTGCTATACGGACACTCATGTACATTAAAATCAAACTGATAGTCAAACAAGTATGAACCAATTAATTGGTTCTTGTTTTTGGGCTGATTTGCAACAATATTATTGTGCAAGTCATACCCAAAAACCTTGGGTGATGTTCCAATCCAAAACACAGTTGACCGCAAATTAATAGCAACTGCCGCATGTTGCAAAGAAGAATCTATTAAAAATCTCTTGGACGAAACTGTCAATATACTAAACAACTCCATATTAGATAACTTAACATCAAGCCTCTCTGTATCATTCAAAACATAACCACCTTTCCTTGTTATATGGAATATATGGTGGCTGTCCTTGTACTTGTCAACAATCAATTGTGCAATATCTTGTGGCATATCCCTACACCAAGAATATATATTCTTTGATTCTAAATCACCACCAGATGTTTGTAATACCACCACTGGTTTATCCCTAAACCATTTCTTTGCATTAACCTTCTCTGCGTAATTTGGGAAAAGTTGGGGTATCTGATTGCTATACTCTATATTAAGCAAATCACACCAGTTACTTACCAGATGCTTCTCCTTATGTATATGACCCGTTTGATGATACGGCTCATGTCTAAAAACAAGAGTATCCTTGTTCTCTACAAAATCCTGGTAAAAGTAGGGGCAATTACCTAATGGATACACCCTATCAACATAAGGATTATTTAGAAAAACTTCAGGATATGATACAACCATTATAAGTTGTCTATCTGGATAAATTTCTTTTATTGTCTTTGGTAATGATGTAGCTGCAACATTCTTTCCTAATCCACCTTGAATGTGCCATACTAAAATTTTTTCTGTTGTTAAATCCATTAATTTTTTATTTATAGGTTTTATAATTATAAGACGCAATCTACTATTGTGTATGATGATTTTTAAAACATTTATAAAATAATGTCTCTTATTATTAAAATATCTCCATCATATTCTTCTGTACAAGATCCTGATGGAGTTCCTCCAAAAGCAAGCCCTACGCTTTGTGTTCCTGCTCCTGCTAAAGAACACCTTGCTATTAATAATGCTCCGCGTGATGACCAAGATGTGCCATTATATTCTTCTGTACAAGATTTTGGAGAATAACTAGCAGCACCACCAAAAGCAAGTCCTGCATTCTGTGAGCCTGCTCCTGCTAAAGAACCCCTTCCTTCTATCAATGCACCTCCTGTTGTCCAAGTTGTGCCATTGTATTCTTCTGTATAAGATGTTGGTCCATAACCACCACCTCCTAATGCAAGTCCTGCATTTTGTGTTCCTACTCCTGCTAAAGAACTCCTTGCTTCTATCAATGCACCGCCTGATGACCACGATATACCATCATATTCTTCTGTACAAGATATTGGAGAATAACCACCGCCCCCCATAGCAAGTCCTGCATTCTGTGTTCCTACTCCTGCTAAAGAACTCCTTGCTTCTATCAATGCACCCCCTGCTGACCAAGCCGTACCATTATATTCTTCGGTACATGAACCTGAATAACTACCACCAAAAGCAAGTCCTGCGTTTTCTGTTCCTGCTCCTGCTAAAAAATGTCTTGCTGTTATTAATGCACCCCCTGCTGACCAACTTGTGCCATTATATTCTTCTGTACATGATAAACCTTCATTACAATATCCTCCAAAAGCAAGTCCTTCATTCTGTGTTCCTGCTCCTGCTAAACCAAGTCTTGCTGTTATCAATGCACCTCCTGCAGACCAGGATCCTAAAAAAGTGCAATATGATGCCATTGATTTCAAATTTGTTGTATCAAACCATAAACATACAGTATCAGTGCATATTACTGCTGGTCTATTTGCAACTCCTATTATTTCTGTACTTTGTAATTTTGCCATATTATCGTATTGAATCTACTATTGTTATTGTTTTAGTGTACTCTTCTGTACAAGAAACTCCATTATTCATATACCCACCTATAGCAAGTCCTGCGCTTTGTGTTCCTGCACCTGCTAGTGTGTGCCTTGCTACTATCATTGCCCCACCTACTGACCAAGATGCGCCATCATATTCTTCTGTACAAGAAACACCAGTATTTGTTACTATGCCTCCTATAAAAAGTCCTTCATTCTGTGTTCCTGTCCCTGTACCTTCTCTTCCTATTATCAATGCACCACCTGTTAACCAAGTTGTGCCGTTGTATTCTTCAGTGCAATCACCATTTGGAAATGTTCCCCCAAAAGCAAGTCCTGCATTCTGTGTTCCTGCTCCTGCTAAATTATGTCTTGAACTAATCAATGCGCCACCTGTTGACCAAGATGTACCATTGTACTCTTCAGTGCAGGTACTACTATTATTTACAAAACCTCCAAATGCAAGTCCTGCGTCCTGTGTACCTGCACTTGCTGGTCCAAACCTCGCTATTATCAATGCTCCGCCTGCTAACCAAGATGTCCCATCGTATTCTTCTGTACAAGAAAGAGCGCCCGGATTACGGCCTCCAAACACAAGTCCTACACTCTGTGTCCCTGCTCCTCCTAACCGATATCTTGCTATTGATAATGCTCCGCCTGCTGACCATGATGTACCATCGTATTCTTCCGTGCAAGAAAGAATACTACCATTATACCCGCCTATAGCAAGTCCTGCATTCTGCGTCCCTGCTCCTGCTAAATAACCTCTTGCTGTTATCAATGCATTCCCTGCCGACCAGGATCCTGAAAAACCGGAATATGAGAAAACTAACTGTTTAATTGTTGTATTAAACCATAAACATACAGTATCAGCGCATATTACTGCTGGTCTATTTGCAACTCCTATTATTTCTGTACTTTGTAATTTTGCCATATTATCGTATTGAATCTATTATTGCGATTGTTTTAATGTATTCTTCTGTACAAGAAACACATGAACCATTATACCCACCCATAGCAAGTCCTGCACTTTGCGTCCCTGCTCCTGCTAAAGAACATCTCACTGATAATAATTTGCCGCCTGCCACCCAAGAACTGCCGTTATATTCTTGTGTATCAGGCACAGCAAAAGAGTTACCACCAAAAGCAAGTCCTGCATTCTGTGTTCCTGCTCCTGCTAAGCCACATTTTGCTGTTATCAACGCACCTCCTGCTGACCAAGATGTACCATTGTATTCTTCTGTGCAAGATCCTGATGGAGTTCCTCCAAAAGCAAGTCCTGCATTCTGTGTTCCTGCTCCTGCTAAAGAACTCCTTGCTTCTATCAATGCACCTCCTGTTGCCCAAGTTGTACCATCATATTCTTCTGTGCAAGATGATGGAGAATAACTAGCATAACCTCCTAATGCAAGTCCTGCATTTTGTGTTCCTACTCCTGCTAAAGAACTCCTTGCTTCTATCAATGCACCGCCTGATGACCACGATGTGCCATTATATTCTTCTGTACAAGATATTGGAGAATAACTAGCGCCTCCCCCAAAAGCAAGTCCTTCATTCTGTGTTCCTGCTCCTGCTAAACCAAGTCTTGCTATTGATAATGCACCACCTGCTGACCAAGATGCACCATCGTATTCTTCTGTACAAGATTTTGGAGAAAAACTAGCAAAGCCTCCAAACACAAGACCTGCATCTTGCGTTCCTGCTCCTGCTAAACCACATCTTGCTGTTATCATTGCGCCACCTACTGACCAAGGAGGACTATATCCACAATATGAAATGACTGGTTTTAAATTAACTGTATCAAACCAAATGCACATCGTATTTGAACATATTGTTGCAGGTCTATTTGCAACTCCTATTATTTCTGTACTTTGTAATTTTGCCATATTCTTTTTTTATTATAAATATCATCTCCTAACTTTATTTATACCCAAAGAAATCATTGTACCACTTATAGGATGTCTTTATGGAATCAACTGTATATTGACCTAGCACATTTTTTGAATCATTTGGTAACATATTCAAACTATTCCTTATAATATGATCACCATATATCCCATGTATTGCATCATTTTCTACTGTGACTTGACTTATATGTTGAAAATTATGTTTGAAATCATCTACTTCTAAATATTTATAAATGTTTCTCATCACCATTTCTGGATTACTGCATAGGTCTTCATATTTAATGAATAGAAAGTTCTTTGCTGTACCATCCAATAATGTTTGTTGTAATTTTTCCAATGAATAACCTACAGGAACTGTTTGCGCCCATAGTTCAACTCTCTTATGTGTTGTTGTCCCTTTCATTTTGATATTATCCATTGTGCCATCATCTTTATCAGGATTCATTCTAAACTTCTTCTCCATTGATGCAAATATGGATGGTAAATCCCTAACCATATATATTACTTTTGGATTTTCTACCACATTTGATAATAGGTTATAATAAAACGCCCATACCCTATTCTTATCCAAATAATATGGTTTTGATGTTTGTGATGAAACATATGCTTTTATACCTTCTTTACAGAAATTATAGAAACCCTCTTTCCACATTTCTGTATCACCAGCCTTTGATTCATGGTTTTGATTGTATCCTATTCTTGCTCCTAACATCAAATCAATTAGACCTGATGTTGGTGTTACATGAAATTCAGGATTTTGTCCCATTATGTTTTGTAATAAAGTGCTACCACTCCTTGGTAACGTTGAATTAAAAAATATCTTTTGTTTCATTTGTATCTTCCAAATATAATTTCTGAAATGGTTTCTTTATCACCTAATGTGCCTTTTGTTAAAGCATTGACACCTAATGCTTTTCTCACCCTATTTGTATTGTTTGGTGGAACACCATGTGTTAACCAAGAGGGGAATATTAAAAAATCATTTTTCTTTGGTTTATAATATATCTCCTCTTGTGAGAATGAATGATTTTGATAATCATCTAGTAATGATGGCTCAAAGTATGATCTATTAAATGATTTAACATCTTTTGAAAAACAAATGGCAGCATCATCCTCTTGTGCATCATAATAAAAAACACCAGCCAATAAGGTGTTTGGATGGGTATGTGCTTTATGGAATTGTTTTGGTGCTTTATATGTCAACCAGGATTGTGCAAATTGCAAATCCTCATATCTATATCTCATTACATTTGTTGCAAAATCTTTAAAGGATTCCATAAAAAACTTATTCACCTCATCACATATTGGATTATCCAATATATAACTATTGTTTGAAATCATACCATACCCTGCTTTGGTGTCTTGCATTTCATTCCTATCAAAATATTCAATAACCTCTTTTAAATCACCCTCATAATTTGCCACATATAAAGGTGTTGGGAATATTGCAAATACTTGTGCTTTCATATTTTCTTCTTGTCTTGTATAAAATTAAATGCAATTGATATTCTCTCACCATCTGAATAGTTTGATTCAACATGATGTCTAACCCAACTAGGAAAAATGTAAAATAAAGATTCAATGGGCTTCTTTACTGCAACAAAAGAATTTGTCTTTGTGCTAACCCTCTCAACATCTGACTTCAAAAAATATTCTGCTGTATCACCTCTATGTAATACCAAGTCTCCCATATTATCATATGGAACAGAAACATAATATACACCAGATAATATACTATTTTGATGGTCATGCAAAAGATTGTATGACCCATTGGTGTTTATGTTAACCCAAAAATTACCCAATTTTAAGTTTCCCACACCTAGATGTTTGTAGCATTGTTCATTAGCAAATAATTCAAGATTATTAAATAATGACATTAATTCATTTGGTAATGGTAAAACAATCTCACTACTATGCCAACCACCTCTATTTGAGATGAATGCACCTTTTGTGTTATCCCTTAACCACAAACAATAATCCTTTATTTCATTATTATCAATGTTCTTAACTTCTGCCTCCCATATAGGTGTGGAAAACCATGTCTCCTCATGTATAGAAAAATCCATAAATTAATTCTTTATATGTGTGAACCACCCAGTTAGGATGTATTTAGTTTCAGTAGGTGATGGAACACCTCTATGCAAATGAGACCAATCTGATGGCCAAATGACAAGTTTCCCTCTCTCTGGTCTTTCAAAGTGTTGCTGATAAAAAAATTCAGTTTCACCTCTATCTGTCAAAGTATTTAAATAAACCATCCAAACCAATAATCTGTCAGAATGCTTTATACCAGCTCTCTCACAATGCCAACCAAAAAACCCTTCATTTGGTTCATATTTTTGCATATTAAAATATGTATATAAATCAATAGGATCCATTTTTGACATTGCAGTTGAATGCCTATTTAAATAATCTAACACACCAGTTTTAACTGAAACAATAACATCCTCCAATAATAAAGACCAAGGTTCTTTATTCATAAAAGAGGGATCAAATGTGATGTCGGTTGATTTCTTATCACTATCAGATGAAATACCCTCTGGGCCATAAAGAACACCTGGTTGTTTTAAATCAGATTCTTCAAAAGCCTTTATTAAATTAAGGCAAACATTTCCTGATAGTGCATTGTTTTTTGTGTAAATAAAATTAGTCATAAATTAATTTAATTTCTTCTTGTCTTCTGGAACTTCTCCTAAAAAATTTAATAATGTACCTTCCTCATTCTTCATTCTATTGAATGATAAATATGGACCCATAGCATTCATTATTTCTCCTGGAGCTGATGCATCATTTAATGATTTAACCCTATTCTCAAAATACCTGTGAAGCGATTCTGCTTGATGAGTATTAACATTTTTAGTGTCAAAAGTTTCGTTGTCTAATTCAGATTTAATCTTACTCCACGTACTTAACTCTCTAACTCTATCCTTGGAAACTTGCAACATACAATTTCTATCATAGATGTTGCGGTCCAAATCAATGTTTGCTTCCATAATATCAAATCTATTAAGTTCTTCATCCTCTAACAAATCTTGAACCTTCTTATCAAGTCTTAATTTATCAACTGTGTTTTTTCTTAAATCAAAACTTAAATTCATTAAGGCATCAAAATGTGCTGACATTTCCCTAACTGATTGCCAATACTTTGAAGCATTTGTTGGATGTTTGGCATCATTTAGAACCGAAACTCTCATTTCGGTTTCAGTTCTAAATATTTGTTTTTTTTGCCAATTATCCATTAATTCATCTTTTAATGATAAAATGGTTTGTGCGTCCTCATCATTTAAAACACTAATAATTTCTCTTAAATCTTCTGTGATTTGCAATTCTTTATTCATGTACTTTTTTTTTAAGGTAAAATTATTGGTGGTGGAGTTGTGCTATTAGGTGGTGTATATGAAGATGCAACAGCAGCATCAACAATTACTTGAGCCTGCTCTTTTGTCTTTTCAACAGCACTCACTCTTTGTGCCCATGTTGTGTTTTCTGTAACCCAAATGTTGCCAGGATAACCAGCAATATGTGCAGTTTCATTTTCTTGGTGGGTAATAAACCCATGTCCATAATTTTCTACTTGATAATACTTTTTCATGTTTTTTTGATTTAATATAAATATAGTATTATTTTTCTAATACTTCAATCCTTTTTGTTAAATTTTCAATTTGTTTATTCTGTATTTTTATTGCTTCAATTAATATTGCTGTTATTCTTGAATATGAGACAGATGCTGGTTTACCTTCATAATCTTTTATTACCACTTGTGGTAGCACTTTATCTACTTCCTCTGCAATTAAACCAATTTCTTTTATAGAATTACCTATTTTGTTATATTCTACTCCTCTTAATTTTTTCACAATCTCTAAAGGATTACTAATTTCTTCTATATTTTCTTTTACTTTTTCTGTTGATGTTTCTGTTATAGTTCCTGTAACAGTTAAAACACTACCATCAAAAGTTAAGTTGGCTTCAGCATTTATTGACGTTGATGATACTGAGGTTAATACCCTATTATCAACTGGGTTTGTATATGATGTTATTCCAGCATTAGAACCACTTGTTCCAGACGAACCACTTGTTCCAGATGCACCTGATGTGCCACTACTTCCTGCTGCACCACTTGTTCCTGAACTTCCACTTGCACCTGGTGTTCCTGTACCTGAACTATCAATCAAAACTATTGGTGCTGAGTATTCTTCGGTGCAAGTTAATGATCCATAACCACCTCCTGCTGCAAGCGCTGCATTCTGTATTCCTGCTCCAGCCAAATTTTGTCTTCCTGTTATCAGTGCACCTCCTGCTGACCATAATGTGCCATTGTATTCTTCTGTGCAAGATCCTGATGGAGTTCCTCCAAATGCAAGTCCTGCGTTTTGTGTTCCTGCTCCTGCTAATAATCTTCTTGCAACTATTAATACACCACCTGCTGACCAAGATGTACCATTATATTCTTCTGTGCAAGATAAAGGACCATTACCTCCAAATGCAAGTCCTGCATTCTGTGATCCTGCTCCTGCTAAACCACATCTTGCTGTTGCTAATGCACCTCCTTCTGACCAAGATGTACCATTGTATTCTTCTGTGCAAGACGTTATTGGATAAGTACCTCCTGCTGCAAGCGCTGCATTCTGTGTTCCTGCTCCTGCTAAAAATCGTCTTGCTGTTGCTAATGCACCTCCTGCTGACCAAGATGTACCATTATATTCTTCTGTGCAAGAACCATATGAACTATGTCCACCAAAAGCAAGTCCTACATTTTGTGTTCCTGCTCCTGCTAAACCACATCTTGCTGTTGCTAATGCACCACCTGTTGACCAAGATGTGCCATTATATTCTTCAGTGCAAGATACAGGACCAGTACCTCCAAATACAAGTCCTTCATTCTGTGTTCCTGCTCCTGCAAATTGCTGGTTTCCTGTTATCAATGCACCCCCTGCTGACCATGAAGCTGCTCCACTATACCCACAATAAGAAACCATTGGCTCTAAATTTACTGTGTCAAACCAAAAACACATTGAATTTGCATCTATTGGTGATGGTGTTGATGCTGATGAGGTAATAAAGGCTGATGTTCCACTTGTTCCATTGATACCAAAAAGAATACCACCGCCAAATAATTTTAATATGTATGTTGATGTTGGTGCTGGGTTTTCTGAGTCAATTGTTAATTGATTTCCAGCAATGGTATAATCATCACCATATTGTTGTAATTGACCATTAACAAAGAATAAACTAGCCTCTTGGTCAATTTCTTGAGAAATGGTAAATGTTCTATTTGACCCATTTGTTGCACCTGAAATAGATAATTCTACTATTGATGGACTTGTTCCACTTGTTCCTGCTGTTCCACTTGTACCTGAACTTCCGCTTGTTCCAGATGAACCACTTGTTCCTGAACTTCCACTTGTTCCTGAACTTCCGCTTGTTCCAGATGAGCCACTTGTTCCTGAACTTCCACTTGTTCCAGATGAGCCACTTGTTCCATCAGTACCACTTGTTCCAGATGAACCACTTGTTCCTGAACTTCCGCTTGTTCCAGATGAACCACTTGTACCTGATGAACCGCTTGTTCCAGATGAGCCACTTGTTCCAGATGAGCCACTTGTTCCTGAACTTCCACTTGTTCCAGATGAGCCACTTGTTCCATCAGTACCACTTGTTCCAGATGAACCACTTGTTCCTGAACTTCCGCTTGTACCTGATGAACCGCTTGTTCCAGATGAGCCACTTGTTCCAGATGAGCCACTTGTTCCAGATGAGCCACTTGTTCCATCAGTACCACTTGTTCCAGATGAACCACTTGTTCCTGAACTTCCGCTTGTTCCAGATGAACCACTTGTTCCTGAACTTCCGCTTGTTCCAGATGAACCACTTGTTCCTGAACTTCCGCTTGTTCCAGATGAACCACTTGTACCTGATGAACCGCTTGTTCCAGATGAGCCACTTGTTCCAGATGAGCCACTTGTTCCTGAACTTCCACTTGTACCTGAACTTCCGCTTGTTCCTGAACTTCCGCTTGTTCCAGATGAGCCACTTGTTCCTGATGAGCCACTTGTTCCTGAACTTCCGCTTGTACCTGATGAACCGCTTGTACCTGATGAGCCACTTGTTCCTGAACTTCCACTTGTTCCTGAACTTCCACTTGTACCTGAACTTCCGCTTGTTCCAGATGAGCCACTTGTACCTGATGAGCCACTTGTTCCTGAACTTCCACTTGTTCCTGAACTTCCACTTGTTCCTGAACTTCCACTTGTTCCTGAACTTCCGCTTGTTCCAGATGAGCCACTTGTACCTGATGAGCCACTTGTACCTGATGAGCCACTTGTTCCTGAACTTCCACTTGTTCCTGAACTTCCACTTGTTCCTGAACTTCCACTTGTTCCTGAACTTCCACTTGTTCCTGAACTTCCGCTTGTTCCAGATGAACCACTTGTACCTGATGAACCGCTTGTTCCAGATGAGCCACTTGTACCTGATGAACCACTTGTTCCTGAACTTCCACTTGTTCCAGAACTTCCACTTGTACCTGAACTTCCGCTTGTTCCAGATGAACCGCTTGTTCCAGATGAACCACTTGTTCCTGAACTTCCGCTTGTACCTGAACTTCCACTTGTTCCAGAACTTCCACTTGTACCTGAACTTCCGCTTGTTCCAGATGAACCGCTTGTTCCAGATGAACCACTTGTTCCTGAACTTCCGCTTGTACCTGATGAACCACTTGTTCCTGAACTTCCACTTGTTCCAGATGAACCACTTGTTCCTGAACTTCCACTTGTTCCTGAACTTCCACTTGTTCCTGAACTTCCACTTGTTCCTGATGAACCACTTGTTCCTGAACTTCCGCTTGTACCTGAACTTCCACTTGTTCCTGAACTTCCACTTGTTCCTGAACTTCCACTTGTTCCTGATGAGCCACTTGTTCCTGAACTTCCGCTTGTACCTGATGAACCACTTGTACCTGAACTTCCACTTGTTCCTGAACTTCCACTTGTTCCTGATGAGCCACTTGTTCCAGATGAACCACTTGTTCCTGAACTTCCACTTGTTCCTGAACTTCCACTTGTTCCTGATGAGCCACTTGTTCCTGAACTTCCACTTGTTCCAGATGAGCCACTTGTTCCTGAACTTCCGCTTGTTCCAGATGAGCCACTTGTTCCTGATGAACCACTTGTTCCTGAACTTCCGCTTGTTCCATTTTGACCAGCAAGAATATCAAATGTTAATAAACTACTTCCAATTGTTATCTCATCTGTTGTTGTTAAATAAAATGTTTTACCAGAATATGTTAATCCTGATAATACCAAAACCTCAACACCAGTATAAACATCGTCACTGATATTAAAATCATAATCACGGCTTAATAATTCTGATGTTTCTAATTTGTATATTCCATTATTTTGTGGCGAATTTTGTTGCCACACCAGTATTCTATCATTAACATCAATATTAATCCCATCAATTGATGTTGGTGTTGTTGCTCCAGATAGTACTATATGACCTGTTGTTGCAACAATACACGGCCTTTTCTTCGTTGTTGAAATGGCCTGACCATAAATATTTAATCTAGTTGGCATATTATTATTTTTTTACTTATACATAAATACTTTAAGGTTTTAAAAAAAACCTAAAATATAAAATTATTATATACTTTATAAAAAAAACATATATACTAAAACACTTACTTTATAAAAAATAGTATTCTATATCTTTAAATATTATTCTCCTAACCATATTGCTTGAAACCAAGACCTAGTTACTTCTTGTGTTCTTGCATTTGCATTAGAACCATTATTAATAATATTTACATAGTCAGTTGAGCCATTTAGATATAAAATTTTTCTTACTTGTTGTATTATTGAAGATATTGAACCCGCTATTCCTATAGTACTGCCATTTTTTTGTATTCCCATATTAGCTTCTCCATTTCTATAGACATCATAACTAGCCGCAATTTCCCAATAACCTGCTTTTAGTGGTGTAAAGGTATAAGTTGAAGTATTAAACCATGCACTTGATACATTTACACTATTATTCACAATACTATATCTACAAGTATCATTAGTAAAACTACCTGGTAAAGTATAAACAACGTCTGCATATGCTTCAAGTAAATAAAGTGCTACACTTGTTCCAGATGAACCACTTGTTCCAGATGTACCGCTACTCCCAGATGAACCACTTGTCCCTGATGAGCCACTAGAACCTGAAATACCACTTGTTCCTCCTATTGCACCAGTAGATGTTAAAACAAATGAATAATTACTATTCCCTTCTGTATAATATGTAACATTTTTTGATGAACCTTGTTGATTATTAAGATATATTCTAACAATCATCCTATTAGTTGGATTGATTGTTGTTGTTGGTAAAGTTATATCAACATTTGCCTCAACTGGTGTTGACCCATCTAACCAATTTATAAGACTAACATTTGATGTTATTATTGGTCCAATTGTTTGTCCACTAAAATTAGCCAATTGTATCTCAACATAAACATCCATCAAATCATTTTGATTTGTTTTTAAGAAATGTAAATGAAATTTTTGTGTCCCACCTGGTATTACAGAAAAACCTAATTCAGGCGTTATATAATCTGAAACTAATGTCCCTGTTGAATTACCTGGAACTAATATAACAACACTTTGTTGTGGTGTGTCAAGTGGAGTAATTGATAGGGCTTTATACCCATTAACATCTGAATTTTGGCTTTCATTGAAATAATAAACTTGACCTGCACTTATACCTTGTAACCCACTACTACCTGACGTACCACTTGTTCCTGACGTGCCTGATGTTCCATCTATACCTGATGTTCCGCTGCTTCCAGATGAACCACTTGTCCCATCTATACCTGATGTTCCGCTGCTTCCAGATGAACCACTTGTTCCCTCTGTGCCTGATGTTCCTGAACTGCCAGATGAACCACTTGTTCCAGATGTTCCATTACTCCCACTTGTACCTGATGTACCATTAACACCAATAACAACACCACCATATATCTTTAATATACAATTTGGTGTTGGTGGTGGATTAGCATTATTGATTACTAAAGTTGTACCTGACAATATGGTATAATCTACATCATATTGTTGCAATTGCCCATTATAAAAAAATAAATGATTACCTATATCAACAGATTCAGATATTGTAAATGTTCTATTAGAATTATTCTGAACTCCTGTTATTTCTAATTCAGTTAATGGATTACCAGATGAACCACTTGTTCCAGATGAACCACTTGAACCACTTGTTCCAGATGTTCCAGATGTTCCATTAAAACCAATAACAACACTACCATATATCTTTAATATACAATTTGGTGTTGGTGGCGGATTAGCATTATCAATTACTAAAGTTGTGCCTGATAATATGGTATAATCTACACCATATTGTTGCAATTGCCCATTATAAAAAAATAAATGATTACTTATATCAACAGATTCAGATATTGTAAATGTTCTATTAGAATTATTCTGAACTCCTGTTATTTCTAATTCAGTTAATGGATCACCAGATGAGCCACTTGTTCCAGATGTTCCTGCTAAACCACCAGATGTACCACTTGTTCCAGATGTCCCCGTTGTTCCCCCACTAATACTAATGCTAAACCCTGATATTGGTATTGTATTCCCTGAACTATCATATAAATATAATGTGGTATCTCCTGAACTATATGTTCCACCTGTGATATAAATCTCTGGATTGAACTCAACCCATCTTGCATCCCCTCTTGTTACTCCACTTATGCCTTCAATGGTTGACCCTGTCCAAGCATTTAACAATAATTTACCTTCATCTGTATTATCATATATCTGATAACCAAAATCAATATTTACAACAGAACCAACATTTATAGCATTATTAAATAATGTTTCATAGTTTGGTATTTGGTATTGATATGTCTTATTATTCTCATAAACATAAGCAATCATACCAAGTTTTCTCCTTCCAGAAGAAATCCCATCTGAATATAAATTGACTACATTTGGAAAATTGTTTGGTGCATTATAACTAAAATCAATGGGAATGGTATTTCCTGAATATAATATTGTCCCTGTTGCACCACTTGGTATGTTAAAATTTAAATCACTTAATTTAAAAACCTCGTAAAAACCACCAACTTGGAATGAACTAAAATTGCTTCCGGTATTTGAATCTGTCCTAACTGAATTTGGCCCAGATAGTACAACTGATGATTTAGGATTTTTATAATTAAAACTCATTAACTAATTTATTATTTTTTATAAATATATAAAATTACATTTTAACCATAACTTAAATGGTTGTAAATGTTATTCTATTTGTTGGTGTTGAAATTAAATTGGTGTAGGAGTTGGTGTTGGAGTTAATGTGTTTGTTGGTGTAGGAGTTGCTGTATTTGTTGGCGTCTTTGTGTTAGTAGGAGTAATTGTCCTTGTTGGGGTAGGGGTTTTAGTTTGAGTCATAGTTATAGTTGGTGTTGGTGTTAATGTATTTGTTGGTGTTGGAGTTGGTGATGGGCATATTGTTGAACCAGTAATAACCCCAACTGAATCAGTTGAATAGCAATATCCGTTTATGCTAAAATTCTTTGCCCCATTCCAACTGCTATCGTCATTGTTTATACATGATTGAAAATCAATATAATATTTCTGACCATTTGCACCATTAAATGTTGTTGTTTTTCCACATATTCTGGTATTTGCAACCTCCCTACAAACATCATAACAAGATAATACTGATGGGGTTGACGGATCCAAATAAACATCAAAACAATTGCAACCATTTAAATCTGGTATTAAGGAATTTCCCTTAAAATATATTTTGTTATCATTATTTAATCTGAAATTTGTATTGCTAAATGTTGTATATATATGATAATAATTTTGTGGAATTGTGAAGCCACTATATATTACCGTTAATTCTGCATATAATAAATTTGTATTAACCGGGACTAATGATGTTGAATCCCCATATTCATTAACCCCAATGTTGCTAACAAGATTTCTATTTGTGTCCATATTTGGTATAACCCAAGTATACCAAGAATAACCTGTTGTCAAATATGCTGGAACTTCATGCGTCTTGAATAAATAAGCTTGAATTAAATTACCATATTCATCAAATCCACCACTATTTTGGCGTATCTTTGTTGTTCTTACTTGTGGTGCATTTGCTCCCCAACCTGAAAAGGATATATACCTATTAATCTGGTCATTAAATGTTGCTGCACTTATTGATGGAGCAATACCATTTGAAAATCCCCTAAATAAACTACCACCAGATGACATCCAAGAATTGAACTCCACATTCATACTAACTGGCTCAATAAATAAATAAGCCTCATACTCTTCCGGTGTTGTTGGGGTAACTGTTGGAGTTATGGTTGGTGTTGGAGTATTTGTCTTTGTTGGGGTATTTGTTGGTGTTGGAGTGTTTGTTGATGTTACAGATGGTGTTGGCGTCTGTGTTGGCGTCTTTGTTGGCGTCTGTGTTATAGATGGTGTTATACTTGGGGTTGGTGTTATAGATGGTGTTGGAGTTGGGGTTGTGCATAAAATCTCAAGAGTTATTCCAGCCAAAAATTGCTCTCTTGTTATATTGCTATATATTGGCTCACTATCAATTGTATCAATATAAAAATTAAATGGACCTTTTGAGTGAGATGAGGGATTTAATTGTAAGAAATACCTTGAACAAGCAGTAACCCCTGTTATCTCATTCTCTATGCTATTCTCACATATTGGATCAATATTTACTACAATTAATTTATATGTTGCCATTTAACAATCTATTATTTTAAAATAACTACAAGAATTTATATCTTTTATGGTAACAATAACTTGATTTGACCCAGAAAATCTATTGGGGACATCAATGGTAAGTGGTAATATTCCAGTATTTGTTATTGTTGTAATATAAGTTTCATAATTCCTATTTATGTCTGATATATAAATACCAAATGGTGGAGTTCCTATTATAGATGTTAATGTTATTTTATTATTTGATGAGGCAATTGGAATATACCCTGGAGTTGAAGATGGGGTTGGAGTTGGAGTTGGAGTAATTGATGTAATATCAGTTATACTATAAACAATATCACAATTAATATAACAATTTAATTTCTTTGTTGTTCTGCATCCTTCACTATCCTCAATAATAATGGTAACTTGGGGAGCTGAATTAAATATAATAGGTAATTCATATGTTATATCAACCACCAAAGGTAATGTTGTTACTTGACCCAGATAGTTTTCATTCCCCCCAAATGCATCAGATACATATATATTTAAAGGAGTTGCCCCACTTATACTTGAAATAATAATGTTTGTCATAATTTACAAGATATATCATAATCTATTTTCAATTTTATGGTTAATACTTGTGAGGTTATACTATCTCCTGGTTCTGCTATGATGTTTATTGTATTTGTTATTAAGTCATAAGACACACTCTGTATTCCTGGGATTCCAAGTAATCCTTTTAGGGTATTACCAGCCAACAAATCAACTATGGATTCTGCATAAACCGAATCTGTTGGAACATCTGTTCTTGTATATCCTGTGTAGAATGTATTTCCACTTGTGATACCACTTGGTTCTAACGTATATTCTGTTGTGAAGATTGCTGAGTTTAAATTACATTTTGGATCGATTATAGTGGTTGATCCACTAAACTCCATATTCACCAAATCACTAAAGCCCTCATTCAAGAAATCTAATAATCCAAATTTATTTATTGAATTTATCCCAAATACTTTTGAATCAACAATGTATGTTTGATACGACTTTACTGTACTAAAACAACTTATACTTACATCTCTGGTTAATGAACAACCATTATTATCCACAATTGTTAATGAATAATCACCACTAGTTAACCCAGTTGCTGATATTGATTGTGGATTACCAGATACATTACTTGACCAAGTGTATGTAAAAGGTGGCAACCCATCAGTTATCAAAGCTGTTATTGTACCATCATTACCATTCACACATGATGTTGGATATAATGAAAAATCCAAATAATTACTTGTGGGTATTGTTAATACTTTTATCTGCTCACAACCAGTTGAATCAATAACTCTTAAAGTCTTATTCCCATCTCTTAAATTTGTAAAAGTATATCCTGTTAAATTTGTATCTAAAATGCTATTTACATCATCCAAATAAAAATCGTATGGGGGTGTGCCCCCTGTTGTAATATATGCAAAAAGAGTACCATTGTTTGAATTACAAGTTGTCCCAGTTAATGAATAATTTAATTCAAATTTATCTTCAGCAATAATTGTCACTTCTTCATCATAGTAACAACCTGAAGAATCTTGCATATAAACTGTATATGTACCAGTTCCTAAATTGGTAAATAAATAATTTGTTGAAGTTGTGGTATTTGTTATTGTATCCCCACTTGGTTGAATTAACCCATAAGTATATGGTCCAGTTCCCCCCAATATATTAATTGATATAATCCCATTAGATGAGCCACATAATGAATTTGTTCCAATAAATTCAACGCTTGAAACAGAATTTTCACTAACTAAACTTGTTGTAATATCAAGTGAACATAATGCACCATCTATAACCCTTATGTCATAAGTACCAGATGTTAATCCAGTAATCACAATGTTATTACTATATGTTATATCATAAAATCCTGTACTTGCTGAAAAATAATATGGCGCAGTACCTCCACTAATGGTAACGTCTAAAGAACCTGTTGCAGTAAAGCATGATGGTTGTGTGGGAATTATCTGTAATAATCCCATAGATTCTGCCTCTTCAACTATAATTATTTTGGTGTTAACACAGCCTTGACCATCTGTAACACTAACAGAATAAGAATCTGTGGGTAAATTTGTGATTGTATTCCCAGTTGCTCCATTGTTCCAAAAATAACTATAAGGCCCAGGATTTGTTTGACCTGTTATGTATATTGCACCTGTTGATCCAGTAAAGCAAGGTGAATTTTTAACAATAAAATAACCATAATCAAATGATGTGGAATTTTTTATTATAAAATTTTCTGTTTTTGCTGTACAACCCCCAATATCTTCAACATAAATATAATAAGTGTCTGCACTTAAATTTTCAAAAATAATTTCCTCCGAATTAAAAATATTGTTTGATATTAAGGTATTTCCACTAGTATATAAATAACAATCTGTTGTTGAAAATAGAGATGTTGTTGTTCCAGTTACTGAACCATTTGAATCCCCACATGTTGAATTGATTGTTGACAATATTGAGGTACAAACTCCACTAGATATTGGAATATTTAAATAAAATTCTAAATTATCTGGAGCAGTTGAATCATTCACTCTAACCCCATAAGTTGTTGCTGATAAACTTGTAATTAATACTGGTTCAGTTATTGTTATATAAGGGGTACTATCAATATATGGATTAATAAATTCAATACTATAAGGTGGCGTTCCTCCACTTAATTCAAGAAGTATTGCACCAGAATTTGTATTAGTGCAGTCGCCTGTTAAACTCAAAAAATAATCAAATGCTGCCATTATTCGCAAATTAAAGTTATATCAATACCAACGTTTATCACCAATGTACTATCATATGTATTTTCATTGTTGCAAGCAAAATCAACAAAAGTAACATTGTTATTGTTTGGTAAAGAATAATTTATATCATATTTGGTCACCCCTTCTAATCCTGTTAAAACTGCTGAATTCCAAGCAGAACTAGTAGGAACATCATCACTACCCAAACCATTATAAAACTCAACTTTGGATACTATTGTATTATTTAATATTATTTCAACATACCAAGTTGTCAATACATTATCACTAGAACATGTATCACTAAAATCAAGTTTTGCCTCTGAAATACTATCACCCAAAATATCATTAAATGATTTTGATGGATAAACTAGAAGATTAATATTATTTTTATCGCATATATCTTTAAATATTGGTGAAGTGATATACTCGTCTCCATCTGCAATTGATGTTAAACCAAATACCACAACACCATTGCCTGTTGTTATCACTTGTGGTGATGTTCCTCCAGTTATACTAAATCTTTTATATGCATATTTTTGTCTATGAAATGGTGAATTCTCATATTTAACACCCCCCATCCATAATGTTGTTGCTGGAATCATTTGTTCAACAAGATTAATCCAATTTGGGTTAATCCCATTCACATATTCAATTAATTTATCATAAGTATATTGATTGGTATCAATATTATTAGTTATCTTTGCTTCAATATATTTCCAAAATATGGATTGTAATACTGGATATCCCCCGGTTTTACCATCTGTGATGTATAACCTATTCCTAACATTAATCATATCATTTGCAAAAGTTTGAGCAAATTCAAAAAATGATTTTGATTTTGGTTGTGGATTAATTATGGTTGAATCTGTTCCCCCAGTTGTAGGATAAGGATATGTTAATCCAGATTGCGGAATTGGGTAATCCTTTTCTCTTGATTGAACCCATATATCATAAAGCAATCCTTGTGCTGGATTTAAAAATAAACTAACATTTTTTACATTTAACAATAATCTCTCATCTGGTAAAGTATAATAAGCATTATAATCCCCATCAGATGAATTTCTTAATAATAAATTAGAACTATTCCAAGATTTTTTATTATCAATAACTTTCTCCAAACTAAACCCCTCATCAATGTATGGAAATTTCCTTAACCTATCCAAATATTTTTCACCATACGTTAATTTCTCAAATTCAACCCCATAAGTTATTTCAGTCCCAACTTGCCTTCTGGTATTAACTTGTAAACTTCTATGTTCAGGAGTTAATTGATACCAACCTGCCCCCATCTGAAAGAAAAAATCATCTGTTTCTTTTATCTGTGGATAACCTGTTGTCACATCAAGGGGGTAATTAACTTTAGTGGTATTTACAATTCTGGTATTTGCTGTAAATGCACTATATGTTCTACCTGAAAGTGGATATGTTGTACTTAATACAATTGGATCATTATCAATATATGACCCAGTATTAATTTTAACTAATTCAGAATTAAATTTATCTAAATTTATTTTTTGGTCAGCCAAATAAATATGTTCATTAAATTCTATTAATGCATCTGGTATGCCAAATAATTTAAGAATAAACTCAATGGATTTTCTTGTCCCCTTGGATTTGAAAAGGTAAAATGAATTTATAACCAAATTTCTATAAAAAGAATAGTTTAATTCTAATGGAGTTTGTGAACGATTATATGCTGGAAATTTAAAATCACTATTATTTCCAAATAAAGATTCAACTAAAGTCTGATCCGTTATAAATTGGAAATTCTCTGCCCAACCTAATGTATTTGCCAAATTTGATAATAATTGTGATGGTATATCATTTTTTGGGGTATAATTAACAGAATTCATAAAAGCAAGAGAATCAATAAACTTCTTAACTTCATCAAAACTTCTACCATATATCTGTAAAACACTTTCAACCCTTCTGTCAAATGTATCAAATTCTTTCAAAGAGTCTGAAACCAAAAATCTTGAAATTAAATTTGTCCTAACACTATCAAAGTATTCTGCAATTTCTTGTAATTCATTTATATAATTGGTGAAACTTGAACTTGAAATGTCAATATTCCAAATACCATCTAATGGAAATGTAATATCCCTATTATATACCAAAAATTCCCCATTGATATTTTCTTCTGGGACTTGTAAAGTCATAGTATATTTTGGTATGGATATGGTATTTAGCATATATTGCTCAATCTCATCAAAATCAGTTTTTAATACCAAATTATACAAATAATCATTTGGCTTGATGATATAAGAATCAACTGATTGAGAACCCCCAGAAAATGGATTACCTTCAACAATAATCTTTAACACCCCAGTATTAAGATTATTTGATTTATCCAAATTTAACAAGGGATAATTTACCCCATTTAATTGCAAATCATAATCCAAATAAAATTTTGATAAATTTCTATATTCTGAAATAGCAATTTCCCTAGATTTTATATTAGTTTCAGCATTTTTAGAAAAATCAATTCCAAATGGGTTATATATTTTTTCAATATTTATATCAAATTCAGTTTCATTTAAAACTTGGTCATATAAAATATTTGTTGCTGTATATCCTGTACTAAAATTAATATCATATAAATTTATATCAATTGATGCTGGATAATAATTTATTATTTTTGTTATAGATACTGAAAATCTTTTTGCCAATGATCCATATAAGGTAAACCCCATAACTTGGGTCAAATCATAGTTGGGGTAAACATTTAATTCCTTTGAAACTAATTCCCTAAAACTACTATTATTATCAATACTTAAAGATTCAAGAGTTATTGGATTACTAAATGAATTAACATATAAAGTAATAGGGGCATCATCTGTTATGGATGACCTAAACTCAAAAGTTCCAAGCGTTAACCCCCCTCCTTCAGTAACTTGAAGTCCAACAATATTATCAAAAACTCCAACCCCACTACCAGGTGAATCTGTTATAATTATTTTTGGCATTATTCTAGTATATTATCTAAATTTTTACTTATGTCAACATCATCCCCCCTATCTTGTCTAACTTCATATAATAAATTAGTAAATTGGTTTCTAACTTCAAATAAATTATATTGTTTGTAAATATTATTTGCTGTATCATATAAAGTATAGATACCATCTTCAACTGATTTAGTTTGGTTGCCAAATAAACCAATTGCCAATGTGGATATATCATGTTCAACCATTTCAATTTCAAGCGTTGTGGGGTTGAAATAACTATTTGTTATAATAATTTCTTGATTTGGCTGCCCAATAAATGGAACTGCATTGGTTTTGTTTGAAGGTGAACTACTTGGTGATAATGTTAAAAACACCAAATTAGTGTCATTATCAACATATCTATATCTAATTGATTTTACACTAGTATTTACTTCATTTGTCACTATGGGTTCACAAAAAAAAGATGATGTAACTATTCTAAAGAAATTTGGAACTTTTTGTTTATTATTTAAATATTCAACACGATACCCAACCAACTCTTGGGGTGATGCAAATTTATTTCTAAAGTCTGCTGGAACATTATCCAAATTGATAACAATCCCCTTAACATTAGGAAGAGCACTTAACACCCCACAATCAGTAATTTTTGTTCTAATTTGTGCTGGTCTTAAATAAACAGTATAATAACCCAATGCATTAAATTCTGTTGCTGGTAATGTTAACTTATATAAACCCCCCAATAATTCAACATTATTTGCATCCTCAAAATAAGGGGTCAAAATATCAGTTGCTGATAATTTTTTTTGCACAATTGTTTCACTCTGATCCCTGGTTGGGGAGTAAACCATTATAATCTCAACATCTTCAGGATTTACATCACTAGGTCTAACCGTGCCATATGTACCAATTGCCATAATTTTTTTTTATATTAATATAAATAGTTTATTCTTTATTTATTTGTTAAATTAAAATATCCATATCCATATTTTTCCATATCTAACAAAGTTCTCACCTCACCAAGTCTTTGAACTCTTTCATATCCAGAATTTTTCCCCCTCTCAATAAAAACATTTGAAAAAATTTGAACATCAGAAACGCTCTTCATTAATAAATCATTTTTAACAATTGGACTTGGGTATATTGGCTCTTTTTTAATATTTGTTTTAAATATTGTTATTCCATTTTGATAATCAATATAATCAATATTGCTAATGGTATATGCTGTGAAAATGGTTTCTTTAATTTCTGTTAATTTTCCCTCAAAACCATTTTTATTTACCAACTTACCAACTTTAAATTCATCTTTACCATAAATAGCCAAATCATTTAATCTTGATTTTGTATAACCAGACACATCAACTGAACTAACATCATTGTATGAATATTTTTTTAATCCAGTATCCCCTGTGAAGATATAATCATAATTTATATTAGTATTCTTCCAAGGACCAGCATTTGGTATATATGATGTTGTGCCAAATGGATTTGATATGGTAGCTAATTTAAATGGTTTTTTTATTGTCTTACTGACAATGTTTGAACCAAAATTATTTCTTTGTGTTAATGTTAAAGTAAATTCCCCATCTGATTTGGTATAAGTATGGCACAATTTAGGAGATATCATTTGTTCAATTTGCCCATCACCCCAATCTATCAAATAAGTAGAATCCAATGTTGATGTCTTAACTATTGAGGTATTTGAAACACAAATTCTACTATCATTTTCCCCAGAAAATACAAAGTTTGTTGCAACATCTTTTTGTGTTATTGCACCATCAAATTCTGAATAATACCCCATATCAACAATATCTTGCGTTAACAAAATAGGAATTGTTAATCCTGTTAATGTTGATGCCCCATTTGTCCCACCTGATAAAATATTTGTCATACCAGTATAAACGCCAATTGTCTTACCACTATAATCAAAGTATTTAATTAATGATGATACCGACTCAGGGGATATTTTAATTTTATATATCATTTTCTGCTTATATATTCATACCATAAAATTGGTGATCCAGAAATACCAATCCTATTATCTTTTTTAATATCAAAATATTCATATGTCTTATTATCATAATCCAATTTTAATTTATAATGAAAATCAAAAACTTCATTTAAATTATATCTATCACTCAAATTTGAATCCCCTTGGCAAATATTTGACATTCTTTTAACCATTCCAGTTTTACCATTGAAAAATGTTGCACTAACATAAAAAGTATCAAGATTAAATATTGTCTTATCCCTTAACCAATAAATATAAAAACCCTCTGTATTAATGTCGTGATCCAAATAATACTCTGGAATTATTAAATTATTTGATTGAATTCCATTGCTGGCTTGTAATATAGTTGTAAAATATAATTTTTGCGATTTACTAAAAGGGGTGTCATAATAATCTAATTTGAAAAATGAATTATTAAAACTATTTGTATTAAATCTTACATCATTTTCAATATATCCATTATTTGGGGTCAAATACGTTGTCTTCCAATTTATATTATTGGTAATATCAATTCCTTGTAAAAAATTAAATTTTATATTTAAACTATAATCTGTTGCCATTATATTAATTTTTTATACATCTAACCGAATACCCATTGTTTTTATCATCACATTGGAAATCCAAATTATTATTATTATATTTTAATTGAATTATTTTGGCAAAATTAACAATACATCCAGTTGTTGTATTAGTCCAAAAAGTACCCGTTTCCCCAAAGAAATTAAAATTACCATTATACACTCTTCTACCTGCTGGATAACCACTAAATCCACTAGTATTTGTTGCCCCATCATTTGGGCTATCCCACCATACAACTCCTTCTGTTTTCATCTTCCCACCTGAAATACTATTACCCCCCAGATATGTGGATAAAGTTGCATAGTCAGCCAATGTGGGAACTCTATACTCGGTTGGACATAGATTAGTTGTTGCATAAAAATTATACAAATACCCAAAACAATTATCAATATTATTATTATTATATGCACAATAAGCACCAATTGTTAAATTACTCCAAGTTGTACTATTAGTTACATTTGGAATATCAGCACCATTATTATACCTTGTTGTTCTTAAATTTTCTGTAAACCAAGTTTGTGTTCCAATGGTAGCTGTACCATAATAATTCCCATCCAAATCTGTAACATAAGTTGTACCAGAACAAGTATTGACACTTATCAAAACACCACTTGAATTAATATTGAATACCGTACCCTTTGTACTGCTAACATACCAACCTTCAGGTAATATCTCATAACCAGTATCTGTCCCAATGTAAATAATATCATTAATCTCTATTCTCTGTGGAGTTCTTTGGTTTGTCACATATAACTTATCACAATCCCCCACACAAGTTGTTGGTATTGTTGTGCAAAATATTGAATTACAAGCATCACCACTAGTTGCATGATTAAACCAACTTGAACATCCACTACCAGGTGTTGGCGCATATACGTTAAATTCACTCATATTAATTTGAATTACAATTTTGATTGAATACTATTAGATTATTTGATGAATAATATCTTAATTCCGTTGCTGATGGTGTTGGCGTCATTGTTGGAGTTGTTGTATTTGTTGGTGTTATTGAAGTTGTTGGTGTTATGGTTGGTGTTATTGATGGTGTTATTGAAGTTGTTGGTGTTATAGTTGGTGTTATTGATGGGGTTGGTGTAAATGTTGGTGTAGCAGATGCTGATGGTTGTATAGTTGGTGTAACTGATGGTGTTGGTGTATATGTTGGTGTTGTCGTATTGGTTGGTGTTACAGTAGAGGTCATAGTTGGGGTTGGTGTTGGGGTTGGTGTTGGTGTTGGCGATGCTGACACTGGAATTGGAGGAAAATATCCCTTATGTTGAAATCTAACTATCTCGTAATCTATCTTATCATTTATTGCATTGCTAATTATTGTATCTTCATATTGTTCAATAACATCATCTTGACCTAAATTTTCCACATTAATACTAACAGGAATGCTTATGGTTAAATCATTAACATTTGGTAATCTTAATTTATATTTATTCACACTCATCAATAATAGGTTTTACAACAACACCGCTCCCATCATTTAATAATGAATTAAAATCATACCCAGAAGTATCTGGTATTAATTTGAATATTACATCTGAAAATGGATAAAATGTATCATTAACATATGGGTAATTAACCCCATTTGAATTCTCATCAAAAAAACCAACACTATAAATATCTCTCCACCTAAATTGGGCATCAAATTTTGAATAGAATGCATAGCTTGGGATGTTATCTTTTGATGTTAAACCAACTGATTCAACATAATTTGAAAATACCTTTAATGTCATTCTATTATGTGGCTTATAATAATATCCTGACTTATTATTATCATAACCAGCAACCCTAAAAACACTTTCATTATGTTTTATTTTATAATAAAAATCTGAAATAACAATCTCCTCTTGATTATATTCATTATATTCACAAAAATCACCATCAAATTCATTGGGGGGATTGTAATAATAAAAATTTGATTTTGCGTCATCTGAATATGATATTGCCATAATATTGCTATTGGATAATGTGTTGCTATCATCCCACCAATCACTAACTGACTCACTTCTATTAAAATCCCAGCCTTGTTTCATTGGTTTATTTTTTGATGCAAAAAACCCAGAATACCCTTTAAATAAAATTGTTAAATATAATTCAGTTAAAGGTCTGTTTCTATTATCAACAATTCCTTCAATATCAATTTCATCCTGTATGGTAAAATTATATGATTTATTTGAACCTATTCTTTTTGTTGGGAATTTATTATTATTATCATCATAACTTAATGTTTCTATCCCATCATAAATACCAGATTGAAATCCTGCTTTTGTGGCAACAACTCTATCACCCCCTTTTATAACTTTGTGTTTTCTAATATAATATTTTGAAATGGTTTCACCGCTATTGGCACTATTTGTAACACGCCTTAATGTTCCATATACATTTCCTTTTATTTTATCATTAATGTTAATGATGTTAATTATAGTCTTTTCAGAATTAAAAGAACCATCACCAAATGATAATATATTATGCAAAGATTCATTATTACCAATTTTAATCATCACACTCTCCCCTAAATTCAAATTATGATTTAATCCACAAATAATTTTTGTCACATTAAAACCATTAATTGTTATATTTTCAGAAACAAATGGAATGCCATCACCAGCAACCCATTCAAAATCTTTTCCCTTAAAACCAATATTTAATATCTTTTTATTATCTTCAGAAGATGGATAAGTTAAATAATAATTCCAATTATATGTAAATGCACTAATGCTTTCAAAACCAAAAGCAGTTGTTGTTTTTGGTCTAAAAAAATCAAACTCATAAGATTGTAATAACCCCTTTCTAACATTTTTAGATTGAATGATTAATGAAGATTTTAATGGATAAATTAATTCATCTTCATATTTGGTTGTTGTTGTTCCAGAATATATATTATTATATAAATAACTTATGTTATAAACTGGTCGTATCTTAAATGATGCACTCTTCTCCTTCTCATACAATTCCTTTAAATCTATGTTAACACTTCTATCAAATTCAATTAATTCTTTGGATGAATTAACAAGGTCAACTGATATTTGTGAATCAATTTCATCCCCAATCTTATTTCTATAAATGCTTGGTACTATAATATAGTTATTCATTCAAATATTTTGTTTTAAATTTATCCAAAGATGAAAATCCTTTCTTTATTCCAAAATAAAAATGAAATGGTGCACCAACAACAAATTTTGTATTTTCTTGTTTAGTTTTATTATATTTACCATTTATATCAGAATATATATAACCCCTATGTGAATTATATGCTATATCTGAATTGTCTGAAACAAAATAATCTGTGCTATCATATTCACTAAACTTTGCTGTATCATTATTTCTGGGTTTAATTCTTTCAAGAGATTGATACTTTTTTGCAACAATATCAACTTTTTGTGTTCCCCAATTATTCTTGTCTGTTCCAAAAATGCTATTAGAATTTTCTGCCAATTCCCAAGAATAAAATGGAACCTCTTGTGATCTAATATCAAAATATCTTGGGATTAATGAATTTGTAATACTATCTCTAAAACCAATCCTACCAGGTGATATATAATCTTTATAGGTTAAATCATCTTGCAATGATGAATAAAATACCCCCATATAATTTCTACCCTTTTCTCTAAAAATTAAAGATGGTGAATTATTATTGGTGAAAGAATAAAATTCTGATGAAAACTTCACAACGCCAAATTCTGAATTAATAGACATTAATTGTGCCAAATCACCATCTACCTTTTTACCATTTCTACTAAAAAATGAATTTATTGTTATATTAGTATTCTTATTAAGATTTTTCAATATACTAGAATCCAAAACCCTACTCATAACAAACATGTTAATTAAATCAGAATTATCTGAATAACTTGTATAATTTATTTGATTTACCATATATCCATAAGTATCAAATCCCCTTGACCCAATTAATAACTTATTTTTAATACCCAAATTAATTATGGTTGTTGGATACATTAAATTATAATAATTTAACTTGTTTGCAATATAATTATTCTGGTTGCCAACAAATTGCCCCATAGTTGTTCCACTATAATAAGGGGAACTTCTATAATAAAAGTTTGAAGTTGTATTATCATAATAAACAATATCCTTGCAATATTGTGGATTATTTCTATATGCACCAATAGTGTTTGATTTAAATGATGGCATAAACAAAGATCCATTAACCCAGTTATTAACAAATGTTTCTGATACAATACCTCTACATAAACCATAATTTAATTTAAACCTAAAAGCCCATTCACGGAATGCATCAATGTCTGGCAATAAATCAAGTATAGGTCGTCTAACTAATTGGTAACAACCATCCTTAATATATATAGATTGTCTTTTAGTTGACTTACATTTTTCAGTTATAGATAATGTTTCTGAATCATTTTTATTTTCATAACAAGATAGGGGAACTAAATCTTTACAAGAATTAAATGATGTATTTACACTTGCATACCCTGGTAGCCCCTCTAAATCATTTGCCAAAATATCAGCATCAAAACCAGCATTAATATATAAGGGTGAATTTTCTCCTGTTGATTTTTTAGGATATTTATATATTGTAAAAGAGTTATTTTGTTGTAATATACCAACCCCATTACTATACCAATTTTTACCATCTAAACCATCTGATGTTGGTAGCCTATCTGTTCTTAAAATAATTTTGTTACTATTAGAATGAGATAACTTTCTATTCTTTAATTCTAAATGCGAACTATATGAATAGTATAACATGAAATTATCAAATTCAAATGGATTAATATCATATTTATTATTTGCCACAACATCACCTTTACCAACCATATATGTACCACCATTAAAATCCAATTTTGAATTGCTATATTTTGAATCAATCCATTGGATAGGGGTCTTCTTTGGATAATCCTTTTCCCTCCCCGCACGTTCACTATTGACAATAAAAAAATTATTATCAGAATCAATAGGTTCAGCACTTACCCAATTTTTTATATACTTAATTAATGTAGGAATAAGGCCTAATTTAATAATAAAAGGTTTAGTTATTGGTGAATTACGACCAAATATACCAGAATAATATGAAACAGAATCTGATTCATATGGTCTAAATTCAATTCCTGGTTGAAAACTGTAAGATTCAAAGAAAATATCTTCTTGATTTGTTAATGTTTGTGTTGTTATAAAGTCTGATGAGTTACCTCCTTTACCTAAAAGCCTAATATTGCCAGCATATTCATTCAACTTTTGAATTGGTATATTTAATTTGGTAGCACTATTTATAATTATATTGCCAAATTCATATCCAAATATTTTACTCAAATCATACTTATTATCATATTCTGGAGAATATGGATCAACTCCTCTTTGTAATATTAAAACATATTGATTTTCAATACCATTGAAATATTGGATTGGGTTATCTACCACCAACTCATCCCCGGGTGTACCTTGACCACCAATTTTAACTCTAAGTACAGCAGGTGAAGTTAAAACACTAGGTAAATAACCTTTAGTATTTGTATCTGATAATTTTATATAATCTGAATATGTTATACCAGTAATAACTTGGAAATACTCAATATCCGAAGCATAATACGATGTGCTTGTTGCTCCTGTTATAAATGGTAATTTATATGTTTGACTACCTTCTGTATCTTGAGTATTTGCATATTTAACATTTATAATGTTATTTGTATTTGTTATTTTAGTTGTTCCATTAACTCCATATATAATCTCACCTTCAATTGTTGTTCCGGTGACCAAAAAATTAGGATCTTTTGATAATGAATTATTAACAAAACTTAATATATCCCCAGAATCAAAATAGGCTTCAGATAATAAAACAATTACATTGTCATAATGAAATTTATTTCTATTTTCAATAATATCATTAGCAAAAGTAACTTTAACCTTATTTTTTTCATAAAAATAATTCTCCCTTAAATTAAAATAATTAATTCTTTCACCAATAGGCAATGTTTCACTATATATACTAATTTTTTTATCAATTTGTATTAATTGAAATTCATCTGACCTAGGCATTTTAATATCTGTCTCACCAATTTTTTTAGGATTTATTCCAGATGAGTTGTCTGTCCTACCCCCAATTGATTGAGCAATAGTAAATAATAATAATGGCTTATCATCTTCATAATTAAAACTATCTTTATAATTTATATTATCACTAGTATTATTCTCAATAATATTACCCATTAATTTCCAATCAAAATTTTGTGATAACTTATCATAATATAATGTATAATTGGATACCTGAGATAATACTCCATTGTTTTGTATTCCACTACCTAAATCAACATCAACTTCTTCCATATCACAAATGCAAAACTCACAATTTGGGTAAGTTATATTTGGCAAATGAATTAATTTTAATTTTTTCTTAACTATTTTTTTAAAATTAATTGTCAAATAAACAAGTAAAAATAAAATTGGGCCTAATAGTAATAAATCTTTACTAATTTGGAATAATAAAAATGATGCAAATGTTGGTAATGTTGGTATAATCCCTGCTGAAAATAAAGCAACAGATATTGCATAATTTTTAATTACATTAGATATATAATTTTTAATGAAAAAACCCAAAAGTACAATTATTGCTGGTAATAATATTACAGCCATAAAATTCCACAAAAAAGAAATCAAATGATATCCAAATATTAATGGAATATTAATAAACTGAATAATTTGCAATATTATTGAAAATAAGTAATAAAACAAATCAAAGTTTTTCACACCATCATTAACTGGGTATTTATTTATTACTTGCTCACAACTTCTATCCCCAATTTCTTTAATTCCAATAAATTTGCCTTTATTTGTCCCACCCTGATATTGATCAACCAATCCAGAAACAGTATATACTTTATTATATTCAAATTCATAAAATGTATCTTCACAATTAATTGCAGCAATCTTGTTTGTATATTTTTTCCAATCAAGTCCAAAATAATATGAACCACTTTGTGCCTTTTTGGCTTCATCATTACTCCCAGAACTTGATGGATTACCACCCCCTTCTGTCCACCCATATTCTTTAATATTTGGCACCAAAAAATTGGCTTTTCTTGTTGTGTTTGTTAAACTAATAGAATCTTCCCATTTTATGTTAAATCTATATTTTCCCCTTGTTGGAATACCTATTGTTTCATCTTCTGTTATTTGCAAATTTCCATTCTCATCAGTTATGATATAATCCAAATTCATTGGCATTTCAACAACCCAAGTACCATCCCCATCAATAACTCTACCCCCATTATCCAATTCATAAAATTCAAGAATGGGCAAACCATCTGAATCAATACTTTTTGTTTGTCTAATTGATTGAATTAGTCCTGGACCAGTTTCAAGCAAACATAAATTCCCCAAAGATTCTTTAACCCCACAATTAAGTTTAACGCTATCTATGTTATTTGTTCCAAATATTGACCCAATAAAGATTGATGTTGGTTGAATATCAATACTAGCATCTGTTCTTAAATCAAAATCAACTCTATTAATTGTTGAATCACAAGTTTCTGGATCCCCCCAGAATGGTGAAACTTCTATCCCTTTAGATAATGAAACAATTTGTGGCAATGATTCCAAATCTGTTGATGCTTGAAATGAATTTCCCTTAAATTGACCCTCTGCTGCTCTGCCCATCCTTATCAAATCTTGGGGAGTTAATGAAAATGCCCCAATGTCAGATAAATCCAAATCCATAAAAACTGTATGTCCCCCAATTGGAACTCCAAATATCATATAATCACCACTATCATTTGTCTTTACAGTGAATTTATAATATTTCTCATAAACTTCAATATATTGGTTTTTTGCCAAAACATCATTCAATGATGGAAAATTACCTGTGGCAACATGACCTTCATAAGATGGTTCATATGGTAATAAATTATATCTATATCCCTCCTCATTTTTATCACCAATAGATTTATATGGGTAAATTGAGTTGATTAATGCATTATCTTCATCCTCTGTTGATAGTGGAATAAATACTGATACCCTAGCATTTGCCAATCCAAAACCATTATTTGCTGTAATCCTACCTGCAACAACCCCATAATTGGCACAATCCAATGTATAGATATCAGATTGTCTAACTTTAAATGATAAAATTTCAAGAAATTCAATATTTTGGTCTAACTGAAAATTAACAAAATTATCTTGTCCAATATTGGTTTTTATTCTATATGTATTTTGCATCAAGCCTTTTTTTAAGTAAATATTTTATTGTATATAATATAAAGACTAAACACGTAAAATAAATGAATTATCCTATTGTAACTCCTGAGTTTGTTTTAACACTAATCCTTATATCTCTCTCTGGATATCTAATGTGATATATTTCTGATGGTTGAGCAAAAATTATCTCATCAGTTGGAACCATCACTCTTGATGCCCCAGGAACCAATCTTGTTGTTGCAAAATCCCCAGAATAATCACCCCCAATCTCATTTTTAATTGTAAGATTTGAAATTGTCACAACCCCTGTCAATTTTTGAATATTACCTTTTAATTCAGATAAATTAATATCTTTACCCAATTGCATATTCTGTGGTGAGAAATAGGTGTTAATGGTAGATATGACAGATTCAACAATGCTTTTGGTGTCAAACCCTTGAACAACTATGATATTGGCATCAATACTAACATCAAGTATCTTTGCTGATGAAACAACAACATAGTCATTAATCATCCTATAATTTGAAACATAATTGGCAATGTTATCTGTTAAAAATCTTGAATTATCACTAATCAATTTCCCATTATTATCATATGACAAAACAAGAATTTGGATTTTATTATCAACTTCTTGAACTGAAACCTTTGCTGGTGCACCAAATTGTGGGGGCATATTTCTTATGATTGATTCATAGTCTCTTATTGTTACCGCACGTTTTTGTGCCGCAAAATTAAATGAAACAAAATTTCTAACCTCTTCAACACTTGGCAAACCAGCACCCCCAATTGCAGGGAAAGCATTGTTAACCCTCAATGAATTAATGACTGCTGATTGTTGTGATGGACTACCATTAGTAATAGAAAATGTATTAACACCAACTTGATTAATGGTGTTTGGCCCCAAATTTGTATTTAACCCACCCCCAACTCTATATTGAATAAATAAAGTTGTATTTGGCTTTAATGTTCTTCCTAATGAAAAATTATTTAAATAATTCTGCAATGTTGGAAATTGCCCTGTTGTTGTAAATTGATTCAATTGTTCCAATGCTGTATTAACCCCATTACCAAATGTAATTTTTTTATATCCTTCTGGAGTAAATTCTGATACAAATCTATTTTCTGTTTGAATATATTTACCAACTTTAATAGGGGAGGATCCCGTGTTTTTTGTTGTATCAACAATAAATACCCTATCTTCTGCCAATGAATCTACTTCATACCATTTATTAGTATCACCAATAAATTCTGAATTTGGGGGGACTGTTCCAATTTGCCCATCTCTTGTTATCACACTAGTAATACCCAAAACATTCTTCTCTGGTAAAAACAATTCAAAAAATGGTCTAACATCAGATGAGGTAATAACCCTTTTAAATACTTTTGTCACACCATTAATTACAGGTTCTCTTTTTGTTAACGTATAGTTAATTATATTACTATTTAATGAATTTGGTATAACCGTTCTATTCTTATTACCTTGTGCATCATAGTCAGATGAAAAATCAATATCATTAATTGTTTCAAATATAACTCCATTACCCAAAACTTGCGCCCCTCTTTGAAGAAGACCAGCAAACTTTCCATCTGGCTTATCACTTGATACCGGAACAGTTATGGAAAAATCACACAAAGTTAAAGATGGCCTTTGCCCAGGCAATTTTAATCCATATGTTCTTGCTATATTATATATTGATGATTTCTGTTGTGCATATTGTAAAACAGTTTCTTGTAAACTTCTATCAATATGATAATGTAAATTATCAGCAACCGCAGCATTTAAATCAAGAAATACTGAAAATATTGATGCATCATTAAAATCATTTATTAAATCAGGATAATAAGTTTTAACATAATTTAATAATTCTGC